CGGTAGCGCTGGTATCACCGGGGCTGCAACTTGCTCCGGCAGCCAGTTTGTTGGCTGAGTCGTGCAGCCGGTCGCCAGCAGCATCAGCAATGACAGCATCAGCAGTCGCGGCATTGATTTGAGTTCGCGCATCGGTGGATACCTCGTTTACCGCGGACTGGCGGCGCTGTTCTTCGGTTCGGTTTTTAGTGGTGGCGGCGGCCAGGCCCTTGGCTTGCAGCAACTGTTGATCAGACCACTTCGCCTGCCATCGGGCATCTGTCACGCTTACGCCGTGGTGATAGGCGCCGTAGAGAATCCCGGCGATGGCCAGCAGGATCAGCAGCGCGGCCCCGGCTTTGGCGTAGAGGGTGCTCATGCCAGCGCCCGCCGCACGCCTTCCGCGACGATGGTGGCCGGGTATTCAAAGCCCGCGTTCTCATGCTTGATGATCGCCTTGACCAGCCCGGTCATTACTGCGCGCTCGGTCAGCACCAGTTCGCCGGTTGCGTCCTTGCCGGTGCTGAGCTTGATGCTTTGCTGTACTGAGCTAACGTAGGCGCCGGTGTCGTTCTCGCCGGGGGGCGCCCAGCGGCCAATGATGGCCTTGACCGTCTTCAGCCCGTACTTGGACTGGTAGGTCAGCAGAAGCTTGCCCAGGGCCCGGATGCCGTTCTCGGCCGAGTCGAATCGGGCGAAGCGTGGAGTCGGTACGCCTTCCTCGATGCCGAGCTGGCCCTGCCACTGGTTGGATTTGTTGAAGTCGATGTTGCCGGGGTTGTTGTTGCGTACGCCGCGTGTAGTTGGCATTTACTGATCTCCAGATACGAAAAAGCCCGCTCAAGGCAGGCTCTGTGGCTGTATCGTGTTGTCCACACAAAACAATATATCTTTGAGGGTCAGCCTCCTTTGGCAACCCTGACAATTTCCCCCAGCAAAACATCAAGCTCTCGTGAGAAGTTAACCTGGGCCTCGCTTGGCAGAACGACGTTTTTCTTTATCTGATCATGTAGGTGGTTATCTGCTATGTCCTTAAGAGACGTGGCGAGCGTCGCTATAGACGACTTAACCGATCGTCCAAACGGATAGTTTGCCGCAACTGCTTCTATATTCTTCTGCCCAAACACTGGCGGCACATGATTAGCGATGGTTCGGACTAGAGCCGCCACTGCGATATGGCAGCTATTAAGATGGCATGCATTTATCTCACGACACAATTCCGCCAGCTTGCTGAAATCGAAATCAGGATTTTTGAGAGATGCCAACTCGGCAATTCTGATATCGCTCACATAATTATTTTTATGTGTTGTGGGATTTGCAGCCCCATCTGCTTGCGTGTTAGCTTTCTTAAATCTTGCCAGTCGGGCTTTGTAGCTGGTATACGCGCTATTAATTTCAAGAAACATTTCCATTATCCAAACCCATGGAGGTGTTTCCACCCCTGCATTTCGTTTTCGGATGAACTCCTTGATAGAATCAAGCTGGCGCTCAAGGTTAAGCGTCTCCAATATTGGGATTGCTTGTTCGACTAGCCGATCAACTTTTAATACTTCTTCTATCCCTACATTAGGCGGATGGGAAATATTATTGATAGCCTCTAGCTCATCCGAAATTGCCTGCAGGCTTTCGAAATCTTCCTTTTCACTCACTGCATGATCCCCGCCAACCAAACGTCATCCATCTTAGCGAAAGATTGGCGGACCTGCGAAGGCTATGTCGCTGGCTGAACCACTGCCGACGTTTCGTTGGTGTACGGCTCGGGCTGTACCGGCCACACCGGAGCACTCGGCCATGTGGCTTGGGTGGATACACGGCCCAGCTTCACGTTGTAGCTGTTCCACGATTTTAGCTGGGCTTTGCGCACCGGGAGTTCCGCGATCTCAGCCGCTGTCGGAGCGATGTAATCCTCGTCATCAGGGTCTTGCTGGTTGATCAGGTAGTCGAGGGTGTTGAATCGGCCTTGTAGAGCGGTGACTTGGGCGTTCGCCAGACGTTGCAGTCGCTCCAATTCTGCTGTGTTGATCGCCAGATAGTCAGGCGGCGGGATTGGTGGGGCCGTGAACTGGCCGTCGGCATAGAGGTAGCCGGGGGCAACGTAGTCAGGGCCTTCGATCCAGCCCTCGACAAAGGGGTATGACTTCTGGATGACTACGCCGTCTTCGATGAGGAAATAGCAGATAACTTCTTCGGGCATGTTACGCATCCTTCCATATTTCAAGAGTTGTAAAAACTTCGATGACTCCAGCCACCGAGCCTGGATATCCACCCATTGCGACACTTGAGACGGCTGTTGTTACGTAGTGAATGAATGAGAATGCAGTAGCGGCTGCCAGCGTGAATGAGCCATTAATAAATAGGTCGCCAACGCTCCTTACACTGCTACTTTCATTTGTTAGGGTCGCCCCGCCAATGGCGATTTTTGTGCCAGCCGATGTTTGCAGCCACACTTTATCCGGCTTGGGATAGAGAGATGTAGCTCTTCCTGAGACGTGATAGGTTCCGGCAGGTAGCGTTACTGAGTTGCCTGACAGAGAAGCGCCTGGGATAGTATTGGCTACTACGGTGTTCAACACCCTGCTTTGCGGGCCGACAACGAGAGCCCCCGGATAGGTCCCGGATGGCTGTTCCTCCCGTACCGACATATAGGGAGGAGCGCCACCCCCAGACGCAGCCACAACCCACCCCGTCCCCGGCGTAAACGTGTAGGTCTTTGTTGTGTCGGTGGGGAACGGATACGGGATCTGATCCTGCGTCACAAGGTCTTTGGGGCGGTCTTTGCGCCCTACGTTGAGCATTTACGCCACCACGGTGACGCGGTACTGGCCGGTCGTAGGCGCAGTGCCGAAAGTCAGCTGTACGGTGTTCACGCCGTTCGCCACGTTGTCGACGATGACCTGCTCGCGGGTGCTGGCCAGCTGGACGAACACCGTGACGTCGAGCGTGTTCAGGCTGTGGGTCACGGTGATGGTGGTCGCCGTGCCGTCGCCGATGGTGGCCGAGGCTTTACGGGCTACGACAGTCGGGTCTACCGCAATCACGCCAGCAGTGATTGTTACGCCATTACCTTGAGTGTAGGAGGCTCCGCCGCCGATCTGAGCGAACACCAGAGCGGTCGTGCCGATGGTGATTGGTGCGTCAGTGGTCTGGAGCCAAATGCTGTTGCCGAGGGTCGTGCCTTCGCTGATGAACGTCGCGGCCGCCAACGCCTCTGCGCCCGTATCGAAGTCAGCAGCCCGAGTCCATGCACCGGTTGCGGCCAGATAGATGCCATTGCCCGAGCCTGCGGTTTGGCTCTTCACCAGTACGCGGTCGCCAGCAATGACAGAAACGCCGTCGATGGTCTGGGCGCCGGACAGGGTGATGTTTGCCGTGGTCGCCGCACGAACTGGCTGCTTCCACGCGAAACCCTGGATGGCCGCCTGGAGCTGGGCATAGGTCACTGCGTCCTGCGGATTGATGGCGTCTTTCAGGTTGATGAAAGCGAAACCCTGCGCGTCCAGCGTGTTGGTCAATTTCATGCGGTATTCCTCAGTTTAAATAGGCTTTGCCCGCATACGCGGCGCCGTGGGTGACTTGAATGATGTTTGCATCAATCCACTGAATATCCGGCTCGACTTTATTGCCGAGCGTGTCCACGACGGAGACCGAAGGGAAGCGATTGAGGTTGTGCGGGATAGTCCATGTCGCTAACGCAAGCGACTGATCCCATGTGTAAGTTGATTGAGTTCCAGGGCCTGGGATTACCGCCTGAAATTCAAGCTCAATGAGGCCGGACTCTTGAAATTCGAGGTCGATAGTCTGGCTCATCGAGTTATATCCTTAACTATGCTTATGGCCTGAGTTGTGGAGCTGATGGTGAAGCTGTCCCCGCTTCTGACAAACTGGACGTCGTATACCGCATTGCCAGTCGGCCATTGCTCTGTATCTGCAACTGTAATGCGAACAGCGCGGGTTGTTTCTGGATCTACCCAGCCGCATTGGCTGTCAGAAATAAGCGCCCCGGTTTCTGTTCTTATCTGGCACCGAGTTGCAAAGCCTATGAAGTAACCGTCAGCGAACTTGCTCGGAATATTGGCAATCAGGTCGAGCGTATCCCCGCGCTTGTGAGTTATCACGCGCACCTCCGAACTTAGTTTTGAGTTTTAATCTGAGGCTATGGAGCTACGGAGCCGCGAGTGTATTGAGAGCAGTACCAGTTACCTGAACCGAGGCTGATGAACTCAGCGCTATCGCCGATCACCATTACGATGTTGGCGGCGCCGGGTAATCGAAGTGCAGAGCTATGCACCAAAGTTACAGTTCCAGTATCGCTAGATCCAGTCACCCCGTCAGCCTGATCGGAACCGGTTCGAATGACGGTCTTGTGCGTGCCTTTAGCTGAAGTGCCAAATGACGAGACCGAGGCGTCGTAGTAGACCAGGTTAATAACTCCGGCAGTGATGGCGCTGAGATCGGTCACGCTATGACTGTATACGCGGACGATATCTACAGCCTCTGCTGGCGTCTCACCTGACGAGAAAACTTCCCAAACGCTTCCGGTGTAGTCGTACCATTTGGCCTCGTCGAGCACTTTCACCATGAACCCGTTCTGCGGCGAAATGAACTGCCAGGCGCTGGTGGTGTTGAGCCAGTATGCGAGCTGAGCAGCCTTCCCGGCCCAAGCTCCTGTAGGCGAAGGCCCGACGATGTAAAGCGCCTCATCTGCAGGGCTGGTTGGCGGCGCGTTCAGATCCTTGTCCAGCACCGCCGGCTGAACCAACTGGTTAAGCTGCGCAAATGTGGTGTTGGCCAGGGTCTGGTTGGCCGCAGCGTTTTGCAGCAGCTCAAGCCCGAGCTTGCTCGTCGTACTCATAGGGTGACTCCGAGTGGGTAGCCGCGCCCAACGACGCTGGATACCTGATAAATGCGAAATGCCAGGGAAGACTGCGGTGCGCCAAAGTCTGTGGTTTGATCGGCTGCCGAGTAGGCAAACTCACCTGTAGAGCTGCGCAGCGTCCGCTTGACCGTGGAGCCGGACATTACGTCGGCCTCAAGCGACAGACTTGTCTCGCCCACCGGGGCGTCGATGCCGCTCGCCCACCAAGAAGAAGAAAGACGGCTGCGGCGCTGTACGGTTAGTGTGACGTCGCCAGAAGATCGTCGGATCCTGGGGTAAACCGGACTCAGGCATTCGAGGTTGACGCCCTTGTAGGTGAATGGCACATCGGGAGCGCTATCGATATCCGATCCGGCAGTAACCGCCCGGTAAGTCATCGGCATCAGGATTGAGTCGTAAGGCATGTTTATGACCAGGTTGTCCGGGTCATCGAGCAGCACGAAGTAGTCACCCTCTAGATGCGTGCCCGTTGCCCACTCGGTGCCCTTCTCGCCCCGAATAAAGCCGCTTACCGTGAAACTGCCATCAGAATTTAGGGATGCATTCTGAAACCTGACGATCTCCCACCGTCCGTCATTGCCGTAGGCCACGTAATGACGCCCTGCGAGCATTTGGTCTCGGGTGATGCTCTCAAGCTCTCCCGAGATCATCGACACCCTTATTGATCGCTGATCAGTAAGGGTTGACGCGCTGGCCGGGAGAGTGCCGGTGCATATCCCGAGGGTGCTCATGCCTGTAAAGGCCTGAAGGCTTTTCCACGTTTGACCGCCGTCTGGCGTCTGAAGCAGTACAGCGCCGGTCCATGATGCCGCGTAACCGATGACTGCCGCCGTGAACCCTGGAGTGCTTTGCAGATTCTCCGAGATCAGCGGGATATCCATTGGCACGAACAGGCTTGGGCCGGGCAGCGCAATGGTGTCCACTGGCGGAACTGGCTCTACAGCCACCGCCTCGCTGTTGTAGATCGACGCCTGATGCGGGACCGCGTTGCAATCCATCGTGCCGTCATCGTTGTAGTCGACCTTGGTCAGCCGCAGTTCCAGCAAAGCCCAGGGCGTCTGAATCGCGATGATGTCGGCTGGCTCATACCCCAGATAGATAGGTGGCAGCTTGAATGTGTAGGTCGAACGCTCCAGCCAGGGCAGCAGAGTCAGCATCTCGGCGGTGGCCAGCGCGTCAGTGGCGCCAATCACTACCGGAATTTCGATATCAACTTTGTTGATCGCTCGCGTTGTCAGCCGCTCGAATGACTGATTGGAAACAGAGTACTCACGGACGTTGTCGATGTACTTGATCGTGGTCTTGACCGGAAGCTCGGTGTCCATCTCCCGCTCTTCGGCAATGACCACATCATCTGATCCGCTGGCTACAAGGTCTTCCCAGGGGATAACCGCGAGAGCCCCCGGCCCACGAGGCACGAACTTGGCCTGGTAGCCGGACTGGATTACGTCGAACTGATACAGCGTCTGCAAAGGCTCTATGGCGCTACGAATGCTGCCGCCTTGGATGGTGTACCCAGCGACAAGTGGCTCAAGCGATATCGTGTCGATGTCGGCGGCGAGGATCAAGTCTGAAGCCAGAATTTCACTGGCAATGACCTCGCCAAGGCTCGGCGGCGCCATCAATACCTGTGAGGTACGAGTGAAGATCGAGATAGACGAGCCAGATACGATATAGGCCATGCCGTCGGCGGCCAAGACTGATGGGTATGTAAAGGTGTAGTCAGGTATCTGTCGAAGTAGCTGCCCCCTGTAGAACATCTCCCCTTGGGTAATCTCCCAATACTGAACGTTTCCGTCCCCTGCGCCATACGCGAACCAGAACCAGTTTCCGTCGTTCTCGAGTGAGTTTGCGCCGAAGTGAAACTGAGCATTAGGGCCAAACCCGAACGCGAATGGGTCAGTAGACTGATTGATAACTCCCGACTTCACGACGCTGCCTGACGCATCCATTAGCGTGAAAAAGCTTTGCGGCTTGCTATCGTAATAGTTACTGCCGAGCGGCGCAGTAATCGCGAGAACGAACTGTCCATTTGGGCTTACGCTCAATCCGTATAGCGTGTGCGCCGGATTCAGCGGCGCCTGGTATCTTCCGGGAGTAATGAAAGGACCGGCCCCCAGCAGAGCGCCCGAAGCAGAACTGATTTTGAGCAGATCGCCACCAGCGTAGCCGCAGTAGTAGAAGAACCGGTCACCATCTGGCAATGACGGACCTGAACCGGTTGCGGTGATCAGGTCACCGGCCAGGGAATAGGTATAGTTCTGCGCCGTCGGCGTGGTTACGACGATGATCCCGTCCGCGCTCACCACATAGGGGCGGCCAACGCCTGCGACTGAAGAGCTTTGGAAATGCTGGGCGATGGTCTTGCCCAGCAGTCTACGAAAATTGTTGGTCTGTGAACTCTGCACAACCTCAAACTTGAAGTTCGCTGCTTGCAATGTGTTGCCGTAGTCCGCCAGTTGAAAATCATCGAAGACTACGTAGGCTAGGCCGCGAAACGATGGTGTCTTGCCGATGCCCTTCGCTGCCTGATAGCGGGAGTCTGGCAGTTGATCATCGGTGCCAAGGTGCAGTCGAAAGCCCTGCGCCGCTCGGTTGCTGGCGATGATCGTGGCAACGTCGGCGCTGCCAGCGTTGTAGATGAGCTTGTCACCGCACCAGATGCGAATCACTCCGTCGATGGGGCCTTCACAGATGCCAATGGCGAAGGTTGCTGAGTAGGTATAGGTGATGTCCGGATCTGCCGAAGCCGACGCACTGCCGCCCTTCCCTCCGCTGCTGCTCTTGTTCTTGTGCGCCGTTTCCTTGAGCAGGTTGTTTTCCAGCCAAAGCAGGTTGCCGGAGATGGCAACAGTGCCGTGCACCCGGCCGATCTCCACCCCGTAGCTGGACGTCTGGACGGACAGATCGCCCAGTTTTGGGCCTTCGGTGTCCTTCTTGGTAAAGCCAAGGGCCTTGTCCAGCTTGGTGTCCATGCCCAAGCTGGTGAGATGATCGATCCGCGCCAGAATAGAGTTGGAGCCGAATAGGTAGGTCGTGCTCACTCGCTCTTCCTCAGCCGATAGACCCGCAGGACGCGGCCGCCCCACATATCATCGAGACGATGGGTGACAACGCCGCCGTGCTGCTCGCTTGCGTGAATGATGTAGGGTTGCCCGGCAGTGAGTCCGGCGTGAATGCCAATGTGCTGTGGCGCGCTTTTGATGCGCATCAGCAGGACGTCACCGGCTTGGGCGTCTGCCAGCGGCACCTGGCTCATGGACGGCTGAGCATCCAGTGCGCGCTCGAGCATTCCGTCGAATGGGTTGCGGCCGTATCCGTTCTCATCCAGATAGGCCAGCCCGGCACGCTCAAGGGCGTAGGCCAGCAGCCCGGCGCAGTCCATGCCCAGGCCTTTTACCCTGCCTTGGTGTTTGAATGGGGTGCCAGCGCACTCGCGGGCGAACTCAACAATGCCGAACTCATCCATCAATTGCGCCCCACTTGGGAATACTGAGAAGGGGCCGGTATGTCATCGAAGCCGCCGAAGTTGGTGCCGTTGCTCCACTTGCCGACGCAGTCCTCGGTCAACCGCTTGCGGCATCCGGGGATCATCTCGTAGAGGTCGTTGACATCTGGCAGGTAGCTGAATGCTTCGTGAACCTCGATGCGCCCGCCGGCGTAGGACTTGATCTCAAGCGGCTTGAGCCCGGCGTTCTTGCCAGAGATGAAGCGAATCGCCCCATTCCCGTAGAAGTCGTCGGGCTCATACCGGAAGCTGTCGTACACCACGTATTGCGATTCAACCGAGGTGACCGAGCTGGCGATCTTGTAGAGGTCGAAGTTCGGGCCATCCGGCGCGGCGCGCGGTCCGGAGCAGCGGGAACGCCTGGAACTGACCGGACTGCCGTCCAGGTTGCGGTCAAACAGCGTGTAGGAGCACATATTGCCGTATGACCGGCTTGGCTCCTGGGACAGTACGTCGATCAGGCCCATCAGCTCGGCCTTGTATGAGCGGTCGTCGTTGATCGTGGTCTTGCCCCAGAACAGCAGACTCAACGGCTCTTCGTTCTCGATCGGGCTGGCCCAGGACGTCGCGAAGAGGTAGACCCTGGCGTTGTCGTAGACCCCGGAATCGATATCCGCCCGCGTGATCGCGCCGCTGGCCAGGATGCCATTGAGATCAATGCTGTTAGCTGACATAGAGTTTTCATTGGTCAGCCCAGAGAACTCGTAGCCATTCTGCGTCCGGTACACGGTGCCATTGCTCATGGTGACCTCGTCCGGATAGTCGGCGTAGCGCAGGTACAGGCCGTTCTGGGTTTCAATGCGGATGCAGTAGATCCGCGTCTGCCAGTCTGCGACGTGGGTCTTCATGGCGCATCCTTATGGGTTCAGAAGTTCGATGATCGCGATGCTGGAGGCGCTGAGGATGCCGTAGGTGCTGAACTCGGTGCCCAGATCGGCGTTGAATCGACAAGGAATGTCGAACTCACAGCCGCAGGTGATGCGCTCAGTCAACAGTGGCCTGGTCTGAACCTTGCCGCCAGTCGAGTAAGGCGCGAAACCCAGGGTGTTGATTGCCACAGTGATCGTGTCGCTGGTGATATTGGTGATCAGCCCGCGCTGGCCGTTGATCTGGCTCATGCCCGACACATCAGTGAATGCGACCGAGTTTCCAGTATCCAGGTTGTGGCCAGGCACTGTCACTACAGCCTGCTGTGCATTGGTGATCCCGGTAACGTTCGCCGTCTTCGCCACTGCAATGGTGATCACGCCGCGTGTGAGATCGACGTTCCAATACGGTGCCGGGTAAACGGTACCGCCGATTCCTACCTTGATCGTGCCGGCTACCGGCTTGCGGATGATCCGGCGAGCACACATCGGATCTGTCGGATCGCCGTACCAGCGCACCATCTGATACGCGTCGTCGTTGATCTTGATCATCGGCATATCGCTGGCCGTCGGCGGTTTCACGGCCTTGTTCGTCGTGAAGTCCTTGTGGTCCTTCACTCTGAAGCCACGGAACATCCCGTTTGCCCTGGCATACAGGCTCAGGATCTTGTCCCGAACGAAGGTTTCTTCCCGGGCAAACGTGATGTCCAGCGATAGGACCACAAAGGGGTGACGCAAGCTGCGGTACTCCGAGCCGCCACTGGTGGTGACGATGTTTACCGCGTGATTCTCGTTGTAGCTGCCGCCGTAGTTGATCTCGGTCGGCAGCCTTTCATCGAGGAACAGACCCATCAGCTATATCTCCCGAGGCCCGCGACAGCTCGACCAGCCTGGCGCGCAGCCTGAGCCGTCGAGGCCTTGGCTTCTTTTGAGTTGGTGACGTTAGGGAACACGTAGGTCATGTGCTGGACAACCTGAGACTGTGAGCCTCCAGCGCTTGAAGAGCCGTCATTTGCCGCCGAACGACCAGATGCATAGTTGGCTCCGCGAGAACTGACCTCGGTTTCGCCGTTGTGCAGGCTATCCAGGGTCGACAGGCCCAGCCGGGCAACTGCCGGGGCGCTCATGACGTACTCGCCCTTGTGCACCACGCCAGCAACCTCATTGGGAGCCCCGGCGCCGGTATAGCCGCCGTCTTGGAAGCCTCCGGCTATGGAGGCTGCCGCGATGCCTTCCGAAACGCTGGCAGTACCGAGCAGAGCGGCAGTCGCAGGAACCGAGTTGGCGCCGAACGATGCAAGGGACACCAGCGCGGCGGCCGGCGCCCAGGCAGCCGCAGTAGTGCCCGCCAAAGCGGCAGATGCCGCAGTCGCGGTAGCGCCAACGGTCTGGCCAATAACGGCGTTGACCGCGTACTGAATGCCCAGCTTGATCAAAGACGCTATCAGCTGCGTTTCGATCGTCTGCGCCACATTGGCCAGGGAGGTCTGCAGGTTGTCACCCTGCACCACCGCCGTCGCGATGCTGTTGGATATGCCGTCGGTAACCCCATCCAGCACGTCGGTGACGATCTTGCCGGAGGTGGCCGCTATATTCTGCGACTCTTCGGCAAAGTTTTTGAATGCGCGCTCTGCGCCGTCGGCCCAATCAGACTGGGCGTCTGTCATCTCTTGGAAGTTCTGAATGGTGACGTCGCGAAGATCCTGCTGGTTCTTCTGCACCGCCTTCAGCTTTTCGTTGT